GCAGACTACGCCAACTCTTCTAGCTCTGGGATTCTTTCGAGCAATGCAGATACATCATGGGCTCCATGCACTTTTCCAACTCTTGCGTGGCAGGGGCTAGGGACAGTGTCGAATGGTCTTAAATGCAAACGCCTTGGCGACTCGATAAAAATGAGAGGGTATGCTGTAGTGGGCACTGCCACAACGTCGATTGTTCAAATTCCCCTACCTAGCAACTTCGGAACAGTAGCGGTAGGGCCAACCGTTGATAGTGGCACAAGTTTCGGTTCTATTTTTAGAAATATTTCCGGAGCAGATGTTTTCTACAGCGCCGTTGCGACAGCAGGAGCATCTTATTTTGGGATGTCTAGCGCTCTTATTAATGCTGGATCAAACCCATCAGTGGCGGCCGGAGGTACTTCGATAGCAGTAAGTGGTAACTCACTTATTATTGATGGTGAATTAACAATCCCTATCGCGGGATGGACTCAATCACCACTCGCAATCATCCCACTTGCAGAAACTGTTAAGGTTCCAGGTGCGAATCAAGTCGATAAAATCGAGTTTACCTTTGGGGGAACATCTACCGCAAACAATTGCACTGCTGGTGCGTGTTTTATTAGCAGACTCTCTCCGTCGGCAACACCAACTTCTTTCACAAGAGGAGGGGGCGCAGGAAGCTACTCCGCATTATTCCCTAGAACTTATTCAAAAATGATTTGTAAGGGGCAAGGACTAATTGTCGGAGTTAATTATTCAGCATCTCAAATATCGGAGTGTACTAATTGCAACAGTCTCACGATGCAATTCGGAAACACAGGAACAGGTGCTTCGGCAGATACGGCCGGAACTGTTGACTGCACAGGAACTTACTAATGATCTACGAAAGAGAAATATAAGGAAATAATGTATGAAAATTTGGAAATGGGTAAAGAGTTTATTTAAAGCGAAGGAAGTTGTTAAGGAGAAGGTTCCAGAATCGGATGTACAGCTCCCTTTGCCGATAGATATTCCATCAGAAAGTGCAGGAGAAGCTGCTGAGTCTTATCTCCCTAATGGAGTTTTGATCAAGTCTACAATGAGAGGTGCTCTCGGAGTCGTCGTAAAAACTATTATCTCTAACAAGCAAAAGTATATTGATGTTCAGATTAAGACCGGAGTTCCCTGGAGACTTATTGCTGGTATCCACTACAGAGAATCTTCTCTTGATTTTAGAGGGGTTCTTCATAATGGTGAAAAGATTCTCGGTACAGGAAAGAAGACAAAACTAGTTCCCTCAGGAAGAGGTCCTTTCTCTACCTGGGAAGAAGCTGCGATTGACGCCCTATTGCTAAAGAAAGCTATTTTCCCTAAACAGTGGACGGCAGAAGCATGTCATGAATTTTCTGAAAGATTCAATGGTCTTGGTTATAGAAATAAAGGAATGATTTCTCCTTATGTTTGGGCAGCTACAGGTAAGTATAAATCTGGTTTATTTGTTAAGGATGGAGTTCTTGACAGAAATAAAGTTGATCAAAGACTAGGAACAGCATCTATCATGGAAGGCTTAAAAGACTACTAACTGAGTCTAAAATAGTTTATAATTTTATAAATCATGGAGGATTTATTATGTGGGCAAATTTTGCTAAATTTATCTGGAATCATTTTTGGAAGATGCTTTCGTCTGGACTTACTCTTTTTATAATTTGGTTTGTAGACTCTATTCAGCAGCCAGAAAAAGTCCAGGCAACCATGATGGAATATGGAAGAGATATCGCATATCTAAAAGATGAGAGTTTACAGTTTAAAATATCTTTAGGGACAAACACTGAACTGTATAGGAAAATAGATAATAAAATGGACAAACTAACTGACGCTGTAATTGGTCTTTCACACGACATTAAGGCGCTGGATAAACAGAGGTAATTATGGCCGGAAAAGATTATGGATACATGGATGGATACTTAAAAAAGAATTACGGCGAACAGCAGGATCTTCAGGGTCAAGCTGATAATATGACAAAAGTAGCCTCTATGGCAGGAACTCAGACCGATGCTCCTGCAGCTGAAGGTCAGGGTCAGTATTTTGGTAAACCATCTGCAGAGTTCGCTCAAGGTGCATCTAGGGGTGCTGGAGGAGGTCTTGGATCAATGGTTATGTCAGGTGGTATTGCTACCATGAATCCTTATGCAATTGGTGCTGGAGTTGCTCTTTCTGCCCTTGAAGGAAATGCTCAGGCAAAACAAGCAGAGGAAGAAGCTCAGGCCATCGAAGCTCAACAAAGAAAACAAGCCCAACTTTCGGCAATTAACAATTTAATCTCAGTCTCTAAGGGATTGTCGGTGGGATAATGACATTAAGAAGATTAGAAAGATTAATTCAGGAAGCAAGGTTTTCGTCTAATACTCAAGATGCAGACACTATTTCTGATAATCTGCTGGTTCACTACTCAAACAGAACTCAGTCAATGATTGAAGATAGGCTTTTTATGGCAAATTCTTCTAATGGGTTATTTCAAGAAGACTTTACTGTAAACATTGTCCAAGGACAGCTTAATTACGATCTTCCTTTTGATGTTTATGCAAAAAGTGCAATTAAATCAGTAGGAATAATTCTACAAGGCGCTTATGGAAAAATAAAAGACCCAATTCCATTTATATCAGAAGCTGAGTCAGGGAACAAGTGGGGATACGCCCTTAAAGAATCTCAAATCATGTTAAACCTTCAAAGGTCTGTAACTGAACCAGTGGTGGTTACTTACGTTAGAAAGATTCCAACTTTAGGCCTTCGTTTTGGTGCCCCTATCTCAGGAGCATCATCAACTACAGTGACAGTCGGAGTGACCGAAAAAGACATTCTTGATATTGATGACTACTTTTCCACTGTTGATGTTAATGGTGCTATCAAGACTAGAGGTAATCTAATTTCTTCATACGATAAAGATACTGGGTTATTAACATTTATCGCTGGAACTGGTGTTCCTGCAGATGGTGAATATGTTATCCCTGGAAAATATGCAACATCTCATTCTCAGCTTCCACTTGAAACTGAAAAGATTTTCTTAGAAGTATTAGAAAGAAGAGTTGCTCAAAGGCAATCAGCTACTGACATGAATGTTATTTCTCCGCTTACCGATGAAGAGATTGCATTGGTTGATGCTGTTTTTGCTAAGGGTTCAGAAGACAATGAAGTCCCACCAGTTTACTCTTACAGCGAGTATGTATAATGGCAGGATTAAAAAAATTTAAATTAGGTGGTGTTGATTTGTTTTCTAACGATCTTATTAGAGATTCCATGAAGGCATCAAGTCTAAGAAATACAATTAAGACTCAAAAAGGTGACCTATCTGGAAGGAACGGATACGAGGAGGCTGATTCTGCTTTTGCAAATTTAGAAGAGTCTGTTTACCACAAATCTACCAGTCAAGATGTTTTTATAAATGAAAGTGGTGCTTTTTTTAAATACTATCTTGGATCAAGAATAATGTGCTCTATAGCAACATTGTATCCAAATTTCGGACTAGTAAAAAAGAACAGAATCATCACAGATGAATATCTTTCAAACATGTATGTGACAACAAATGATGGAAGCTCAAGAGTTGTAAAGTTTGATGGATCAGATGCTTACTTAGCAGGCATGCCATCTCCAACATTAATTTACAATGGATCACCATCCACAGTTAGCTCTCCTGGGACTGGATTTTACTTTAGATATTTTTATGGACATAAAGATATTAATGGAAATTTAACATTTGGTCCATACGAGCAGAGAACTTCTTCTTCAGCAACTCCCACAATAACTGTCTCTACAATGAGAACACTCAACCCTTATGGTGAATTTTATAACAAATATTTGTTAACGAACATTACTCCTAATTTTACTGTTGATTCAACTAATAATTCCTTCCCTTATTCGTCTACAAATTATCAGGTTGGAGATAAGTTTCTTATTGATCAAGAAGTTCTCTTCCCTGCCCTTCAGACAAATGACCCTGCTGGATTAAAATGGAAGGCCGTTACAATCACAGCAATAAGCCCAACGCACATAACATTAGACCCCACAGAGTTGGGATCATTCTCATTTACAGTTGCATCTGGTCCATCAGTAAATCTAGATACTAGAACCAGACTGTATGTTTATAAATCTCTAACTGAGACATTTGGATATCTTAACGGATCAACTACTGTAGCTGGTGTACTTACTCAGTTTGCATTAAATAACAGTCAAAATGATAACTCATTTTTAGTTACGACCTCTAATAACGATCTTTATTTTGAAGATCTTTATAATGAAGATGGGCAAAAACTACCTCCTCCAAAGTGTAAATATTTAACTGCCTATGGTGATCAATTAATATATGGAAACATAATTGGTGTCTGGGATCAGAGCAACAGATTTATACAATATAACAATGATGACCTGATTATCCCTTCTGACTTTGGAATTGGTGACAATGGGGAAAATAACTCTGCAAACATACAGAGAATTGGTGAGTCTTATGACGGCGCAGTTAATGGAATAAAAAGATGCAATGACTTATTGGTGGTTGCAAAAGACAATTCAATATATGCTCTAGATGGAATTATAGAACCTGGTGGATACTCATTAAGACAAATCCCAACCAACTACATTGGATGTTTAAGTCATAATTCAATGATAAAAGTTCAAGGTGGTTTATTTTTTCACGGCAACGATGGTGTTTATTTTACAAATGGATCTACTTGCTACAGGACGTCTGATGAGCTTGATCCTTTCTTTAATGACATTATTCCATCAAGAACAAAGGCTACGATAAGCAGAAAGTTTCAAAGCTTTTTATTCTATATGACAAATGGGACTGATGAGTTTTGTCTTGCTTATATGTATCAATTCAAAGAATGGTTTATTTGGGACTCTTTAGATATGAGCAAAGGTCTTTATGAAAACAATTCTGGAATAATTGTTTTTGCTAAAAACAACATGCTCTATAGATTCTATGATGGATACACTGATAATGGATCTGACATTAATCACTTCTATGCTACCAACTGGGAAGACCTAAGGGAACCGTCTCTAAATAAAAAATATAAAATGATTAGATTATGGAACTTAAATCCAGTACCAACAAAGTACAAAATTAGAGTTCAGAGAGATTGGAAGGATGTTGACCTTGAAGAGGTTATAGTAAATCTAGGCCCTAACGAAACATTCCAAAAAGGATTTGATCAAAGAAATTGTAAGTCGATAAGGTTTATATTTCAAAGCTCTGCTGGGGATGGAAATATGCTCGTTACTGGATATGAATTAGAATATGAAGGAAGTCAAAAAATAGATAAAGGTGACTCAAATGCTTGATCTGATTAAAGGTTTTCAAAAGATGAATGGGGAAAAGGACAAAGACAGTCTTTACAATGTCCTTATAGGTCAGCTGGATCGCAATTTTAGAAAGATACAAGAAGGTGTTCCATGTGGGCATATTACCCTGGTTGCAGGAACTGCCACTGTAAGTGATTCTAGGGTAAAAGGAAACTCATTAATTCTTTTGACATCTCAAGTTGATGGTGGAACTCCAGGTTGGCTTAGAGTACAATCTAGAATTGAAGATGTGAGTTTTAAAATAGTTTCTTCAAGCGTTACGGATACATCTGTAGTCGCTTGGCAGATCATTAAGTAGAGAGGGATTATGGCATCTATATACAGTGGAATATATGATAAGACAGTTGATGCAAACAATACAAAAGCCAAAATAGAAGAGAGAAAACAAAATGATATACAAAATTTTGTTGATCAAAATGGCGCTTCTTTGTATGGAACAACTGAGAACATGTTAGGAGAAATTTCTGGAAGAAGAAATGCTCAAACTTATTATGGAACCCAAAGACAATTGGGAGAGGATGCGGCTGACTATAGATCAAGAATTAAATCTAATTTAGATCAAAAATCTGGTCTTGCAAATAGAATGACCCAAGTTGCGAATCAAGACATCTCAAGGGCCAATGCAAAGGCTGGAATGGGTGGAGTTGATACAACTGCTGCCTCTATTCGAGAGAGAAGAAATGCAATTGGAAAATCCAATGAAATGCAACAGACTCAGGATCAAATAAATCTATCAAATTATGGAAAATCAATTTCAGCTGGTATATCTGGAACTGAGGGATTGGCCGCTTCTGCTTCAGGGAAACAGATTGCTGGAACTCCTACACCAACACCTTCTTACGGTGGTGGACCTTTTGGTTCTATTATTTGTTCAGAGCTTTATTTCCAAAAAAAGCTATCTCTTCGTGAGATTGCTGGATGCAACGACTTTGGTAAAACAATTGATGACAACACATACAGTGGATATCTTTTGATCGCAAAACCTATCGTAGCTGTAATGAAAAAGTCAGATAAGTTTTCAAACCTTTTTATAGGTTGGGCAAAATCAATCTCAAAGGGAAATCCTAATAAGTTTACTAAATTCATGATGCCAATTTGCTTTGTCATCGGTTCATTTGCAGGAGTTAAAAATGCTAGACGAGCTTAAGAAAAAAAAGATGCTTGCAAAACTAAACCCTACAGCAAAGTCTGTGGCTGGATCTGTTATTGAAGACTCAACTAAAGCCAAGAGAGAATATTTAAAATCTGTTAAGTCTCAAGGTGGAGATCTTGAAACTATGAAGATGCTAATGGGGCCTAAGCAAAAAGCATCTATGTCTGATAAGCCTGTCTATGAAGAACTTAAGAAAGTTCCACTAGGTCAACAATTAGAGCTGATGAGAGATAATACTGACAAGTACAATGACATGGCAAAAGAATCTCAAAAGATGGAAACAGACGAAGAAAAGAAGAGAAGAATGTTAGAAAACATGTTTGGGAGAAAGGGTAATACATGATTGATCAACTAAGAAAAAAGAAATTCCTTGAGGAGCTATCTGGAAGAGTTCCTGCCCAAATCGTTCCAACAGAAGGAAGCGAACCAACTATTGAGGTTCCACCAATTGATGTTGATGCAGATCTTGGCGGTGATCAATTACTTATTGATGCTGACCAATCTATCGTTGATAGGGGTGAGATGCCAAGAATAGCTAAACCTCGTCAAGAAAGACAGGCTGATAATGTCCAAGCAGACATGATGGTAGGCGCTTCTCAGGCCCTTCTTGGTCTTCTGAGTGGGAACCACAACCGAACAGTTATGGGCTTTAATAAGGCAAATAAATATGTTTCAGATAGAAGAACTGAAGATAGAAAAGATCTATCTACTTTAGTTAAAACTAACCAGGGTGGAAAACCAGTTTATACTCCTTCAATTGAAGCAGCTGATATGGAAGCATACGTTGCTCCGTCAAAAGTTGGTGCAAATGGTGCAGCTGGATCGTTCCAACTTGCTCAACTGTATGATCCTGCTACGGATACTTATAGCTCAATAAAACACAACTCTAGAACTGGTGAAATATTGGACTTATCAAATGCTCCAATCACACCTCCTCCTGGTGTTATCGTTAGGCCTGTGGCCCCGAGGACTTACAACAAGGAAGATGTTCAAGGAAATAAAACATACAGTGAAAAGTCTCCATATAAAGCAGCTCCAAAGCCTTTTGATTCATCTCAGGGAACTGGCTCATACTACGGTGTCGGAACTAAGGGACAAGCTGAGAATTTAGAAAAAGCACAAGAGCGTGGACAGAAAGAATCTGAAGCTATTTCAGGTTCAATTGTTGATGCGAAGGCAGCTGAAGATACAATTAAAAATTCAAATGATCCAAGAGCAATTTCTGCCGCTATTTATTCTTTAACTAGATCGGTTGAACCAAAAGGTGTTCTTACTGAACAGGATTTTCAAGTTATCTCTGGTAACTCGTTTATGCCTACACTGGAAGAAATCAATCAATTTATTTCAAAGAAAGGTACTGGAGAGTTATCAGGAGTAAAAGCTTCTTACCTTGGTCTTGCAAAAAACATTAGAGAAAGACTTCAAAAAAGACTCGACTCTGTTCCTTCTAGGTTTGGTGCAAATCAGACCCCTGCCGCCAAAAAGGGAGTTGAAAATACAATTCCAAAATCAAGAGCAGGATCGGCTAAAAATAAAGCCGCATACATACAGGCAAAATCTGCAGCAGAAAGACGATGGGGTCCTAAATCTGGAACTCCAAGGCCTGACGTATTAGAGAAATATCTTGAACAAAAGAAAATGGACCTGGGGATTGAATAATGGCTAAAAACTTAAAAGATGAATTAGACGCATTTGAGGCAGACTTTGAAAGCTCTCCAATTGAAAAAGAGCTTAATGCTTTTGAAAATGAAGAAATGGAGAGATCATCAACCCCTGAAGATAGAAATCTTGGTGAGATTTATAAGGGAATGAAAAAGCTTACTGTTTTGGGTAAGCCAGTTGCTCACATTGCCACACCCGTGCTAGAGACACTAAGGGCGCCAATAAAGTATATTGCTGAAAATGTAGGAGAAAATACTTCTCAGACCCCTGACATTGACCCATTGGCAGAGACTAAAGATCTTCTTTATCCTTCTGACAGAGCAACAACTACAAATATTCTTACTGATATTGCAAATGCAATGGGTATCAAAACTGGAAACCTTGGAAAAGTTGAATCAAAAGATTATCCAAAGGCAGCTCAGTTCGCAACCAATATGACCAATCCATACAATATTGGTGGTGCGATCATGGACACCCTTATCGCAAACAGATCTCCTACTCCTGAATTGGCAATGCCAGACAGATCAAAGATGGCGCTAAATTACCTTCGTGCAAAAGCTAAGGATAAAGAGCTTCTTTTAAAGATGGAGCAATCTGGAAAAGTAAACGATGCAGCTGCATTGATGGCAAATGATCCTAAAAACTACATCAGACCTTTTTCATCTGATAAGACTCTTGATTATATTGATGGTCCTCTTACTACCTCGCAAGAGGCAGGAACAGCTGTCACATCGACATCAAGAGATGCTTCCCAAGGAAAAATGGGAAGAATGCTTGATGCTCAAAATGTAGCTATTGAGGAAATCCCTCAAACACATACAGTTCCAAAGGGTGATCTTGCTATCGCTGCAAAAGCCAACCTTAGAGAACAAGGCTTGCTTCCAACTCAATTAAGTGCAGCTGAAAAAATGATTGATGATATTATCAACGTTATTCAGCCATCTAGTGATAAGATTAACTTAATTAAAAAAGTTGAAAATGCAAACGAAGACATTCTTAGAGTCTCAAAGGAAATCTCTGATGAGGTTGCTCAGAGAACTCTGGATTTGGGCGCTGATAAAGCTAATCAAGTTCGTAGGCTAGACGGTGTTCCTGAGATGATTGCTGATCCTGCTTATGAGGCAGCTGTTGGAAGAGGCCAAGGGCCTAAAATACCAAATGAACAATACAGTATGATCTTTGATGACGTTAATCAGAGAATTGGTGAAATAGATGCTGAAATATCTGCCCTTCAAAAAGGCAAAGAACCAGCAACTAAAAAGTACTCTTCACTGTATAAGTTAAAGAAGCAGAAAAAGGCCCTTGAGAAATTCTACTCAGAGAATCTTGATGATTCTGCTCTTGATATTAACTCTTACATGAACTTCATTGATAAGCAAAACCTTAAGCCAATTGGGTACTCTTCTGATGTCAGAAGACAGGGAAATAGGCTGCAAACTACAGTTGGAATGGAGACACCTCAAGAGATGGGTGCTGGTCAGGCTGCTGGTCGTGGTCTTGAATATGCTGGACGTAAAGCTCAAGAGACAGCAATGGATATGGCCCCAAAAGCTGATGCTGATATTTACAACATTAGAAATAAGGAAATAGCGGCAAATATTGCAGTTAGAGATCTTCTTACCAGACAAAGGGTTTCACCTCAAAATAAATTGAACGTTCCAGTTATGGACATGGCAAGAGGTGTTGCAAGACAAGCAATTGATCTATATCCTGAGTATGTAGCCCCTTATGCAAATAGAGCTAGAGAAGGATTAACTAATATGGCGAATCAAGGCATGAGAATTGCCAAAAGACCCTTACCGCTTCAACTCATTGAATATCAAATACCAAGAAACTCTCAGGAGATTTTGGCAAACAAAGACGTTGTTCTGGCCAAAGTTGCTCAAATGAGTAATGATCCTAAATTAACAGAGATGTTCAAGGATGCACTAGAGACTCACCCTGAGAAGTTAACTAAGGTTCTTCCAGCGCTTGTCCTTCAGTTCCCTGACCTATTTGAAGATGATGATTATAATAGAGTTGATGGAAAAATCTTTGACCCTATTTTAAAGCAGAAAGCCTTAACTGACATTAGAAACTCAAGAAAGTATTCTACAAGAGAAAAGGCACAGATCTCTAAAAGACTAGAGACTGAAGGAATTTTACAAAACTGAGATTAACTCAGAAACACCCACGGAGGGGAATATGAAATTTTTAGATATTTTAAAAGAAGAAGCAGAAAAAAAAGGTATTTTAGTTCTTGAAAAAACGATTGTTGACGCTTTCGGAGTTATCAAGGCAACTGCTTCAAGACTTACTCTTGAAGGAGAAGGGACTGAGAAATTAGTCGGTGGAATCCTTGTTACTGGTTTATCAGCTTTTGATTCAGCAATTGAAAAACTTGCTGACTTAAATAAAGACGGAAAAATCGGTTAATGAAGCACTCAGAGTACGTCAAGATTGTAACCGATCTTGCAAAAGATTCTCTGAAAAAATCCTTAATGAAGGCAGCCTTAAAACAGCTGCCTTTCCTTGCTACAGGCCCGTTAAACTACCTTACAGTAAAAGTCATAACTAAACTTTCAGAGCTTGCGATTGAAGAAGGAGAAATGAGAATTTTCTTTCAATACATCGACTTCAGAACAGACATTCAAGCAAAGAGTTTTGAAGAAGCAATGATGAAAAATCATACAATGCAAAAAATAGGAACACCTGATGAAAAAGCAAAAGCTGAAGCTGAATTGCAAATGGCCCTTCATAATCTTGTCAGCCTTAAGTCTTAGCTGTGGTTCCGTTCCTGATGTTCCAATTTGTGCTGAGGTCAGCATGTCTCGTGGTTTTTGCACTTACACTGTAAGTGGAAAGAATATTGAGGTGACCGATGAAAAGCCTCTAAACGGACAGACATGGTTTGATATGCGATCAAAAGTTCTTGCTGTTCCAGCTAGTTCTTGGGGTGAAATTAAAGCATGGATGATCAAGCAATGTAAAAAGAACAAGTGCAATGTCGATATTTCATCTTGGGACAGAGAGCTAACTTCCGAACAAGTGAAATAGTTCTTCAGCAATAAATCTTGCCGCTTCTGGGTCTTGAGATATTGTTGATTGTCCGTAAAAAGACCCATCTTCATTAAACTGTATATATCTGCTATCAATGTATTTCCTACGCTTCTCCTGGTAGGTCATCTGCTTTTTTCCTTCCACCATCACCTTTGGCGCTTTCATGGCCTGAAGTCTTAAGAACACTTCATACGTCATCAAAATATCAGCATGAGCATCGTGACCATTGACATAGGGAATCTCAAAGAACTTACACAGAGTTTCCAGTTTGTTATTTTCTGGCTTATTTCTTTTTCCTTTAAAAACTTCTTTTGCCATTTCAAGGGTACAGAAGTCAGTCGTTCTAAATCTTGTGATATATTGCATGTTGAACATGTTTCTATTCATCCAAGTGTAAAGGAATTTTCTGTCAAAAGAGACATTGTGACCCATTAGAGCAAATAGGGTATCGTGAGAGTCAACCCAGTCAATAAACTTTGGAAGAACATCTGAAGATTCAGGAAAAGTCCAAAGTTGGTCGTATTTAAGCTTGTTAACCTCAAGCGCTCTTTCAGCTATTGCAGCGCCTTGGTGTGGTTTTACATAGGAAACAAAGGCCTCACCAGGAACACCGTTAATTACAGGGATTGCGGCAAGCTGAACAAGCGCTGCTGTCTTGTGGTCTAGGCCTGTTGTTTCAACATCGAATACTAAATAGTTCATTTTATTTCAATCTCCAGTAACTCTGCTACTTCTTCTTTTGTTAAAAATGGCTCTATGGGATTTCCGTCTTCATCCCTTGGGTCTAGTAAATCTGCTATAAGTTGCAGCTTTCCTGCTATTGTCATTGGGAGTGGATTGTTCACTCCTGACTCCAACATTCTTGCTTCCAATTACAGTACTGGCACTTGAAAAAACTTTTGTTTGGGTACTTTCTCCCTGGCATTTCTTCAAGTTCTGCCACTTCTTTTGCTCTATTTAGGATGCTGATTGCGTAAAATTCATCAAGCTCAATGATTTCATAGTAGATTTCCTGAGAGTCTTTGTTGAGAACTACGGCAAGACAGCGAGTAAGTTTCATTTTGTACATGTAGACATGTACCTGTGCTTTATATTTCTCATCAGAGCAGAATCCGTTTTTTACGAACTCTTGAAATCTAAACTTGTTAGCGGTCTTTATTTCCAATAGGTGGGGAATTTTAAGAGCAAATGGAACACCAAGTACAACTCCATCAATATGACCAGCAATAACACCTTCTTCAAATCCAAACTGCTCTCCTTTGCTATCTTCAGTAAAGATAGTTAGTCCGGCTTTTTTAAGCCATCCAATGATGATAGGTTCAAGAGCATGACCCATGCCAAAAATTCTTATCACTTTTGCAGAGTCAACTGCCTTAGGTCTGAAGTATGAGTACCAAAGTTGACGAGAACACTCGACTCCTATTCCTGATACTCCCATGTAGGTTCTGTGTTCTTTGACGTCCTTTAAAAGGGCTTCGTCTACTAATCGTGCAATTTCATCTGTTGTCTTTGACATTTTATTATCCTGGTGGAGATGCAGGGAATTGAACCCTGAAATAACAGATCGGAAATCTCTTACTTCATCCAATGACATCCCCAAATTAAAACCCCTTCGGTTACACACACCCCATATTAATAATAAGATATACGAAGGGGTAGGTGCCCTATTTTTACCATCACAAGGGCAGTGACTTCGAAACCTTTCGGCCGGTAAGTTTTTACTATTTCATCCAAGGAGGAGCTTCATCATCACCAGCGTCTTCATCAACATGAGCATCAGACTCTTCTACAACTGGTGCAGTTTTTGCCGGAGCAGCCTTTGTTGTCGTAGCTTTAGCTGTAGTTGCTGAACCTACCTTTTCTTCTAGTGCAAAAAGTTTCTTAACTGAAACTGATTCAATTTCTTTTTCTTTGTACATAGATGTTTCAAGTACAGTTGAGATCATAAACTTAGCTCTTGAAACAAGTTCAGCGTCCGTCTTAAGAACGAACGATGTTCTTTTTTGGTAAGTCATAATTGCCTTAAGCCTTCTATGTCCGATTTCTACAGCTTGCTCATTTTCGTTTGCAATGTTGATGTAGTCTTGAATCAGCTTACCCTTATGAGCGCCTTCTTCAATCATGTATCCAACTTGAAGACCAGCTGACCCTGGCTTTTTTCCATCTTTAAATTGAGAGTGAGCAACAGATACGACATAGTCACCATCTGGTACTTTTGAAAACATTGATGCTGTTTCCATTTCTGTCTTAGTAAGGTTTAAATTAAGCGTTGACGGTTTCATTCTTTACTCCTGAAAGTTTATTAATAATGGCAGTTAAATCTGCATTTTCGTAAGGTTTAAGTTTCCCTGATCTGTCTTTTGCCAATGGGTTGATTGTGGCATCAGTAATCAGTTTTCTAATTTTCTTTTCTTCGTGCGTATAAGTCTCATACTTCAAGACAAGGTCAAACCATGCCCCGAGGCTTGATCTTAATCCGGCCATCGGAAGCTTGAATGTTTCAACTAACTCAAGACCATCTTTCTCACTATCTGGAAGACAAGTAAAGATGACAGAGTACGGTTGAATGTCACGGAACCCTTTAATTAAATGAGTCATTCTTTCACTGTACTTGTTCCAGATTTCATACCCATTCTTAGAAGCTATAATAACTGGGTCATTTTTCAGATCTGTAAGGATAAGCTCTGCGATCTCAGTGAGTGAATCAATAAAGACGTAATCATACTTTTTCTTATATTCATCCTTCATTAAATTAAGGTAAATTTCAGTCATTGAGTATGTGCCGTTGTCCTTTGCATCTTTCGGCTTTTTGAAAGGTGCAGTCTTATCAACGGTGATTACGTCGATCTCAGTATCTTGTAAACATAGCAATCCAGATTCAGCACTGATGATTAGAACTCTTTTATGGTCAGGAAGAGTCTTTGCCAGAGATGTTTTACCAATCCCTGATTTCCCAACCACAACGGCAACAAAGCGCCCTGATGATAAATCTTTAGTTGATGTTATTTTCATTATAGTACCTTTACTTCAAACGAAGGTTTTGCAGGAGTGATTACAATTAAGTCTGCCTGAGTTTCAAGCTGTTCTTTTGTTAATCCCTTATCTACAGTCTTAGAGTGTTCATATTTTACTTTGAACAGATCAGGGTAAAGAGCTGCCTTATCCTGATCAACCTTAACAGACATTTTTGAAGTGATGACCAGCTTAACACCGTCTTCTTCAAAGTTTGTTGTTCCTTCTTTTTTGATTTGAACTTTCTTCATTGCGATTTTGTATAACTCAATCTCAATTTTAAGTCTTCTGTCGTTTGCTGCCTTCTCTTGGGATTTGGCAAGCAACCAGTCTGTCATTAATTCTTTAGCGCTCTTCATTTGATTACCTCATTCACTGCTTGTCTCATGGTTATTGGTTTATGTTGTGCTATTTCGGCCATAAGCATTTTTCTTCTAGTTTGCTCACTCCATCCCTTATGCATTTCACTTGAAAGGATGTCCTTTTTTTTCTGTTCATAAGCCTTATCAGCCTTTTCCTTTAGGGCCCTTGCTTCTTCAAGCTGTTTTCTCGTAATGGGAATATTCTTCCACTTGATAATGCTCTCGTTAGCTTTCATTAGTTTCTCCTTGATGTTTAATACATTATATAGTATGTTTAATCTTGTAAACACTTTTCTAGGAATTATTTTATGAAAATCAAAGAATATATGGAACTCAATAAGTTAAGTCACCGAGCTTTTGCAAAACAAATTGGAACAAGCCCTACCACTATCTTTCACTTTCTAAACAAGACAACTAACTCTCTTTCCTTTTCAACAATCCAAAAGATTGTTAATGGCACTAATGGAATGATCACCCTTGATGATGTTATGGAAGAAGTAGAAGAGTCATCTAAAAAGATTTAATCCCTCTGATGTTGTGAACATCAAGCTCTCTCCATTCTCCCTCTATATGAGGAAGAAATCTGCTTGGAACTCTAGTCACCTCTTTTAAGTGAACCATTTCTTCTCTTGTAAAGTTCTTGAACAACTGTATAAATGAATGCTCAGGGTGAAGATTTCTAGACTTTCTTCCCCATTCAAGATCTCTAAATTTTGACAATATCATCTTTTTTCTTGTCTCAGCTCTTTCTTCTGGTGACTCTTCGTACTCAATTAGCTTTCCATCAATCTGATTAATTCCTTTACTGCTTCCTTCTTTTACGGCCCCACAATCAGGACAGGCATTGTGAACAGAAGGGTCGTAGGCATAGTAACATTCCATACAGGTTGTTATCTTAGTCTCGTATGCTTTTGATTTTCTTTTTATTGGTTTCTCAAGGGAAATTTCCCTGACTTTAAAATGAGTACCGTGCCTGAAGACATTCCCAGCGTTATCAAGAACAATACAGTCGATCTTGCCAGGGAATGAACGAACTCCTCTGCCGACAGCTTGAAGATACCAGCATAAACTCCAAGTAGGACGTGCAAGGATAATACAGCTGACAATAGGGCAGTCCCAACCAGTACTAAAGATATCCACATTACAAAGAATTTTAACTTTCCCACTCTCAAGGTCTTTCCTCGCTTTTTCACGTTCTTGGTCAGTTGAATCAGCGTCACAGTGGACAGCTGGAATACCAGCATCACAAAATGCCTGCTTTAGTTGTAAAGAATGCTCTATATTAGTTGCAAAACAAACTGTTGGTCTATCTTGACCTAACTCAATCCAGTCCTGAACAATGTTCCCAACTACAGCTGAGTTGGTGACGACCGATGCAAGTTGTTTTTTATCAAAGTCACCCATGCTCATTTTAACAGCTGATGTGTCCATAATGTGAGGACAGTAAATTCTATCTGGAACCAAGAATCCCATGTCACGAGCTTCATAAGGTGCAATAGGTTGAACAATAACGTCATACATACTCATGTCGGTATATGGAGTTCCTGTCATTCCAACAAAAAATGCATCAGGATATTGCTCAAACATTAACATGTAATCTTTGTGAGCTTCATCTAAAAAAATAACAAGCCTTCTTCCTTTGAAGGGAAATTGCTTGCGAGATTTCATTGTGTCAACAGAACATACCTGTAAAAGCTTCTTCTCATCTCTTCTCCAGTTTCCTGCCATAAAAACCGAGTGATCAATTTTATTTTTATCCAATCTTTGAGAAGCGTTGGAGACAAGGTCACGACCTCTGACTACGAACATTGAAGGGAACTTATACTGTAGTGCTCTCTTCATGTACCAAGCAGCAGTCTCAGTTTTTCCAAGACCTGGAGATGCAACAAAGAGAACTTTCTTGTTTCCTTTTTGAAACTCAATGTCGATCATATCAATAGCTTGTTTCTGATACCATCTTAACTCAATCATTGTTCAGCTCTCACAAATAGTTCGTAGTGATGAACAGTGGGACTTACTTGACCAACATATCTTAATGCCAAAATATCAAACCCATAATTAACAGAAAGAAACTGTATTGCGCTTGCGGTGTCTTCTGGTGACTTACTTGAGTTAGGATTAACCTCAAGTCCAAGTTCTCTCTTTATATAAACTTTAGGCTTAAGCTCTCTGTCGTAAATATAAGTGGCTATATGTGACCAGTTAATCATAATAAGAATATCTCTGGGTTCAAGTGAACTGTGTTTGAATTTTCTTTTGTCTGGATAAGTTTTAAGTACCCTCTGATCTCAAGGTCTTTTAAGGCCTTATAAAATACAGTGGGAAATTTAAAGTTTGATCTAACTTTTTGGTACATCTCAGATTGAGTAGTTCCACTTTCAAAGTGTCTGCTCACTAACATGTCAGCTACAATTTTAAGCATATCTTTATCTTGTTGTTTGTCTCTGATGTTGAACAAGTACTTTGAGCACTCACCTAACCAGAGTAAAAGTTTCATGGCCTGATCTATGGACTCTTTTGATATTATTTTTGGCTTTCCTTCATTGTTAAGGAACTCATAGAGATATGCGTAGACACAAAGTAAACCTTCATGCTTCGCTAGGACTGACGTAATTGGCAGACCATGAAACTTAATAGCGTTCATTTGAATGATTACCCTTTGGTCACGGTAATACTCTTCAAGCTCTGGGTCGATGTGGACCTCAGTAATTGGGGAGTAAAAAGCACGATTGAAGTGTTCATACTGCTTTGTGAACTTTTTGAAATCAACCGGGCGAGACTTGATAGCGATTGGCGTACCATAAGGAACAAGTGTAATTCTCTGGAGAAAACCATCATTTTCACCATACGCTGAATATAGTTGATTGATGTACATTGAGAGGACGTCAGGTTGGACGTTGGTGAGCAAGGATAAAAACAAGTGCTCGACTGTATTAGTTCCTCTTGAGATTGTTTTATAAGTGAAACTATCGTTTCCATCCATTCCCTTCATGTAAAAAGTTCTAGCGTCCTCGTTCCCTTTCTTTTTAAAGTCTGCCATCATTTGCTTCATCTCATCTTTGATAACGAAAAGACCAGTCTTCTGGTTTCTCATTGAATCAAGAATCATCTGTTGAATTGTGGCGTTCTCATACATCCAGTCAGTTCCTTGAAGTGGTTTTTCTTCAAGAGCAGTTTGAGTTGCCAGGATTTCATTATTAATCGCAGCTAGGTCATCACCTTTTCTGCTCATTTCTTTTTTACTCTTAACAAGTCCCTCAAGTCTCATTTCTAAATCTTGAACTCTCATTAAGTCATCTTTGGTGTTAACCTTTTTGAGCATCTTATTTATCTTCTTGCACTCATAAACAGCATTACGAATAACATCAGACTTTTTACTTCCTGACTCAGCAACGATGGCCGTAGCAAGATTTGTACGTCTCATAAAGTGTTCATAAGGAATCGGCTTAATGATTGTGTTTCCCTGAAGACATGCCCCAAGAGAAGTCATCTGTGCCATGAAAATAACATGAGCTGGGATACCTTGACCTGTGCTGATCTGATTAATCATGTCGGCCCAAGCTTCTGGTATAAGTGACTTGTCAAAATCAGGAAGAACAAATTCTTCCTTTACATCAGGAGAGTGCATATCAACTGGAATCAGCTTTGAGAATGTAATCGTCTCAGTTTCAATCGGCGATTCAAATACAAATCCTTCGGCATTTTTGTTGTAGAAACTTGTTGCCATAGAAGCAATGTAAGCCAAGCAATTCGTTGACCTGTCACTTGTTTTAACGTGACCCTTACGAGGGTCAAGAAAAAAGGAATTGTCGCTGAAGTGAGTAGCATCGTATGTGAGTAGTTCCTTTGCAACATCGTTAATGTCTGGATTGGGGTTACTCTTAAAAATTCTTCCCATAAGCGAATTAATAGCAATCGTTCTGTTTTGACCATCTTTGAACTGACTCGATTTTGGTAAGTTCTTATTGGCAATACTTACAGTTGGAGAGCCGATGAGAGTGCCAATGTTCTCGACGTACTTAGTGGGTAAGATGGGAAGATCATCATAGTCAATTGTCAGCAGGGTACAATAAGGGTCATCCCATCTATAGTAGACATCATCAGAGTGCCACGATGGCGGCACTACAATTTGTTTCCCACCGTAGAAAACTTCAATTATCCCAAGATCCCCAGGACACTCGAATTTATAGTAGCTCTTAGTATGCTTCCCATCTGAAACAAAGAAAAGTACACAGCCTTTTTTGCCGAAACGTTTTAATTTAGATGGAAAATACTTACAAATTTTCTCAATTATCTCTTCGTCATTAGAGTCAATGTCAATACAGCAAAGACCACGATTATTGTGCTGACCTAGTGGAATACCCATACCAGTGATATAGTTTCCGTGAATATTGAACCAGTCGTCAATCATGTCATAAGGGTCGTCCCAGTGATCATAAGAGTAATCAAGGTAGTTCTTTATTAATGGCGCCTTACCTTGACCCTTGGTTGTCTTCCCAACTGGGATGACCTTTATGCCTTTATCAAAATAGTTTTGAAAGTCTTCTTTGGTTATTTTTTTCATAAGTCCTTTATGCTACTTCTTTCCAAGTACGTCCGTCTTTAATATTTTGAATAGTTGATTTTGCTAGTCCAAGAATTAAAGAAATATCATCGACCGACACATCATTGTCGATCATGTCACGAACCATTTTCACATCATCATTTTTTAATTTAGAGTGTCCACGGTTGTGTTTGAAGTTATATTGAATGTTCTCTTTTGGAGTCGTCCAGCAGAGGTTGTAAAAGGCGTTATTATGCCTTTTAAAGTCATTGTGATTAACGTGCATGAGTTCACCCGTGTCTTGATCAAAAGTGATCATAACAAGGCGGTGGACTCGGTAGTTCTTATTGGTACATCTGAACTTAACCTTCCAATAACCACAATGATTAAGATGTGGCTTAATTATCCTCTTGGTCTTGGTATTTCTGACAAGACCATAATTACATACTTCGTACTTGTCACTCATAGGAGAGACTTTCCACTGTATAGTTAATAGAAGAAAATACTTAAGCCACATTGTTATTTTTCCTTTTTCTCAGACTTGTTTTTCCATTTGATAATTACTATGGAGGCAACCCAAACGAACAAAGCGAGAAAAGAAACTCCTGTTAAAAACGTCATTATCTTAAACATACTTACCCTATAACCTTGTCGATCTCTTGAATTGATTTTAAAACTTTATCAATGTGATCTTTGACGGCATCAGCTTCGTTTAAAAGCTTTGATTTCTCAACTTCCAAGGCGTTAACTTTGGAAAAGTTTTCTTCCCTTAGTTTTAGGGCCTTATCAACAGAGGACTGGAGAGCATTCTTCGCCTTAACAAATACAGTAAAAGCTTTTTGGCGTTCAGCTTCTAGTGAGTTTAAATCAACCTTAAACATACAAACCTACTTAATGTTGATGAATGGAACAGTTTGCCCCATCATTGTTACCGGAAGAACACCGTTCCACTTTTGAACAGCTTCGTATTGAACAAGGTTTGCATTAGCTGAAAGTGCAGATGATTTAATTCTCATTGCTTCAGCATCAGCTCTTGCTTCAATAACTCTTTGCTCAGACTCTTCTCTAATTCTTGCTGTGTTGTTTTGTGCTTCAATACCACGCTGAACAGCAATAACTTTATCTTGAATAGCTTTTGCAAATTCAGGTTCGTAATCAATGTCAACTAGCTCCATACCGAAGAACTCATAACCTAAAGAACCAAGAATTTCTGATAGGTCTTTTTCGATCTCAACCGCAATGGCCCCACGTTTTGCCATAGCTTCAGTTGCTTCATATTTACCGATGTGGTTTTTAATTCTTGACTCCACTCTTTTTGGAACAGTTTGTTCAAAAAAGTTGTGTCCAAACTCTCTATAAAGAGCAACCAGAGAAGCTGTTTTTGGATTTAAGTTGAACGCATACTTGATAGTGATGTTTTGAGTATCTTTAGAACCAGCGATAAGTGTACCTGTGTACTGCTGAGACTTTACGTTAATCTCTACAAGATCGGTAGTGAATGGGTTATAAGTGTGAAATCCTTCTGTAAGAACTTTTTCATCAACTTTCCCATAAGATACAAGTAGACCACGATTTCCGTTGTCAACAGTTTCAAATCCACAAGAGGCAACAGTGACCCCAACTAATAACATTAGCAATAGCTTTTTCATAGAACTCCCTTTTCTGCATGATTGCAGTTTTTATTAATGTGTATAATATACTAAACAGTGACCAGCATAAGTCAATAACTTTTCAGCAAAAATTAATGATGCTGAGAGCAGTATGACTTTAAAAACACTTAACTCGACGACTTTATTAACACGTTGAAACCATTTCTTTTTAAAATTAATTTTCACTGTATGTTGGTACTGCGCTTGATTAAATAAGAAATTTACTTTCCCTGGGTTCATATCACCCTTCCCTGTAAGCTATACTTCTCTCTTGATTCTTTTATGAAGTCAGTCATTTCTTCCAGCTCTTCTTCTTCGGCTAACTCTTCTGAAGAGAACATTTCGTTGGCATTTTCAAGACTATTAACTGCATAATTGAAGTCTTTTTTCATGTCCTTGATGTGATCTCGACATTCAATTATTAAATCCCTAACCTTTTGGTGTTCCATTAATTCAGGATTAAATAACCCACCCAAAGAAAGGTATTCTTCAATTTTTATTAGAATCATAACCACCCCATTGATTTCAAAAACAGAGGGCCGAAGATCGCAAGACCTACCAATGCACCCAATAAAGTTCCTATCAATTTTCCTTTTAAAGAATCATCATCCCAATTCATTTAACACCCCTTAGTTCTTTCTCAAGATCAAAGTGAGTTTTGTACTTTTCTAAAGACTTTATCTCATCTTTAAGATCAGCTATTTGTTCGCCCATCTTAGATACAGTATCAGGGTCATTAAGAATATCATTCGAACATTGCTTTATTATTTTTAAAACCTCATCTGGGTTTGATGCAAGAGAGTTGTCAACCTCACCAGCACAAATGAAAATTCCAGTTACCCCATAGTGAGAAGTATTTAATCTCACTTCATATCCAAGAACATTTTTTAAAATCTTTTCTGTGTTTTCTAAACTTTTTATCATAATCTCTCCTCATAAATTACTCTTACAGGCGTATCCTGTACTGGTGTTGGTTTGCTCGCAAATAAGTGACAAGTGTGACCTTTAAACTCGTTGGAAAGTTGATCTTCACTCACATAAAGAGTTACAACTTTTCTACCAAACTTTTTAGTACAAGTGATTTGTCCTTGTGAGTGACCAATACTGTAGACTATTAATGCCACGATTACTGCCATAACTAATTCAATAATCATAACTATCCCTTGATAAACTCTTCGTTTTTAATACTCATTTCACCCATCAATAACTCAGCCCAAGAGCAGTCAATGATAACCTTCGCATGAGGATTACAGTTGTTATTAAGCCATTCAATCATTGGCTTTGCAGCCTTTTCAAACGACTGGCCATCATATTTTGCCTTCTTTTTAAGAGGCATCACCGGAATAAATTCATCTTCAAAGCCTTCACGCCTTACAAGCGAATAATTCTTGATTCCACCTTCTTTAAATGTATGAAGACAAACCACGCTCTCATTGAACATTTCTACAGTATAGACCGGAACTGGCTGAGTTGGGTCTTGCTTAACACTTTCATATTTATTTCCTACTTTCATAACTCCTCCGTTGATAAGCTGAAATACTTGTCTGTTAATTTTTTAATCTTTAGTTTTCTAACTCTTCCATTGCAAAAAATACAATTAGTGTCGTATTTTTCAATCATGTAGTTTAGTTCTTCATCAGTAACATCAGCCGTCCAATTAGGGTTTCGGCAAAAGTTATTCATAATTCTATCTGCATTAGGCATAATAACTCCTAAAAGACAGCGGCAATGCGTGTACCGCTGAATACTATTTTTAATTAATTGTTGTGAACTAACTTGTCACGCATACAATCTGTTGAACTTGCAAACTTAATTTCAATAATTTCTTTCTTCTTTACGACCTTCTTCTTGGGCTTATTCTTCCATTCAAGGTAAGCGTCCACATCAGAGAAGTCCATATAGTGGTCGATCTTTGCAGGCTGTTCTTGTTGAGTCGGCTTACAAGTGTCATCACTGTATAGTACTGTTCCGTAAGGACATTGTTTGACCGTCATATAACGGTACGTTTTAGTTCTCGGTTGCTGACTCACGCACGAGATACATAGTAACAGTAATAAGTACTTCATTTTCTTTCTTCCTTTATGGTTACGATGATTTTAAAAGGTCTTTCTTTTGTAGCTTCTTTTGATAAATTACCAAGTTCTTTACTTGACTCTTTTTTAAGAAACTCCATTGTCAATGCACTTACATACACTTCTATCTCTTTCATTTCTTCACCGCCTTTTTATTAATCTTCACTGGTCTTTCTTTTTGCTCAGCTTCTACACATTCACCTGTGATGCGTATTTGGCTAAAGAACCACTTACGAGCAAGTTTGTTTGTTTTAAGTATGGTGATGATGATCTTTAAAATCTCTCTGATATCACCGATCTTAACATGACTCTTCCCATCTTCTTGTTCAGCTATCGCTGACGCGAACTCATTAAAAGTTTTCATTTAGCTTTCTCCTTTTTGTTAGTTTTCTCACACATTAAACAATTATAAACTCCAGACGTTGTCAATCTGGTAAGATTGAAGATCGCTCTCCCACACAATGTTCTTCCAGATCTCTCGCTTGGCAAGTGCGTAATCGCGTTCTTTCTTGCAAGCTTTTTTCGTTCCACATTTGTTGCCATATTTTCTTCCTTTTGTAATATTTTCTCACACCATCAAGTTTGTAATAAGAATAGTTGTGCATTAATAGTTCAGTGCTCACGACATACCCCATAATCAAGATCGTATTTCCCTTTACAGCTCTTCATTTTGTGATATTCCATTCCTATAAAGAAGAACAAGCATGCAATAACTAAAAGCCTCATAATTCCCCCAGCATCTCAGTGATCTTCTTTCTTGCTTCTGCACGACCATAGAGAGCGCAATAAGCAGCGTAGAAAATATGATCTTCCATTATCTTTCTCAATTGTGACCTGTTCATGTCTGGCTCATTTTCTTTATGCTCACGAGCGATAACTAAGCACTGACCTTCTTCATGACCACCACTTAATACATAATCAGCCATTTTATAGTTATTAGCCTTACTCATTGATCATTTCCTTTTCAATATCAAACTCTTCCATACGAGTGTGTCCAGGCTTTCTTGTACTTGCATTTTTCCAGATGTATTCTTTTGTCTTATTATTTCTAAAGCAAAAAGCCTTGATGGTTAAAACAGGCATAAGAGAAGCTTCGCTACAGTAAACAGTGTTGGAATTATCAAAATGCTTCCCATCCTTTAGCGTCACCCTGTAATCACTCATTGGATAATATCCTGGTGTTGATTCACGGTCATATATGGCCGTAACTCTTCCAATCTTACCAACGTGGTTGCTGTTCGCGTTCCCACAACCAACCAATTTAACTCTCTGCCCCATTACAAATTTAAATTCCTTCACGTAATCTCTCCTCTAATGTCATTAATATTCTTGGGTCAACATCGACCATTTCATTATCACAAACTTCAATCTCAAATGTTCCAACCGGATAGCTACCCGATACAGTCACGTCATTCATTTAATCACCACACGGTACTTGTCAACCAGAAGAGCACATTGAGCATTCTTGTTTTCAAAACTATCATCGGCTAAATAAATCTCTCTTATCTCTTTTTTAATCTCTCCAAGTTTCATCATGTTGACCGGAACTCGGTCAAACCAATGGTTGTAAAGATTCTCGATTGTCAGTTTCAATTGCTTCTCACTCATTCTCGCCATAAATCCCTCCTTAAAATGGTATCTCTCTATAAGTTTCCTGCTCACCAACCTCACCTACAAAAAGATCAGGATATTTAATCAAGGTATTAATACGCCCAATTGCCCCTGCTCTAGTATTGTCATGTTTTTCATAGTCAATAGAGAACAAGAAATCCCACTCAGTTGTTAAGCTAGATAAACCAAAAAGATGCTCAGATGCATTGTTGTAGCTCATATATTTGTCTTTTCTAAGAATCTTCCTTAGCAGACTAGGTTCTTCAACCATCCAACCCATTGCACAACCCAAAGAACCACACGTGTGCCTATTGCGTACAGTATTATTCACTTCACGAGTAAAACCATCAACAATTTTGAAGTTGTATTGTCTCATGTTAAACTGCTCGTCAGTCACCTTAGTTCTCAGAAAATCCCTACCTTTCTTTAAATTCTCAATCTGTCTCTTTGTTAACATAATGCCTCCTAATAATTAATATGCTCATAAACGTTATCGTCACGTTGGTCTACCCACTCGACTGTAAAGTCACCATCATAGCCTGTTCCTAGACACTCAGGACAGTCCTCAGGGTCTTTTCTCTTACAGACCCCACACTGATTAGCCTTTAAGACCTTGTCGACCTCTGTGGCGTTATTATGCCCTTTAAAGAGGATGTTCCCTGCCCAGTCTTTTATGACTATTTGATTCTGCCTTGCTTCAAAGGCTTTTAAAGACTTTTGCCTGTTAGTTATTGATTGTCTCATTTAAGCCGCCTTTTTGAAGTTAAGAATGTTAAGCCACATTTTCAGGTCTTTCTTCGCTTCGGTTGAAGTTGAGTAAGTTGGTACATAGTCAGTCATCAATTCATAGCTCGGTAACATATAGACCGCTATTTCAAAGTATTGACCTGATGTCTTGCTCGTTAGTCTTCTGACGTTAACCTCGTATTTGTCCGACTTAATCGTTAAAGATTGAGAGTAGAGATTTCTATAGATACTTGTCTTCATAATTTCCCCTTGCTTGATGTTTAACAATTTAAACAAGTATCCAAAGTATGTCAAGTTTTTAGTTGATTAGGTAAGTCATCAAAAAGATAGTGAATTTAAAAGATAAAATAGAGAAAAGCATAGGTTCTGCTAGAAATAGCTAAGTGGCATAGCTTGCAAGGTTCACCAAGAAGAAGTCAATTAGAAATTACAATTCTTACTCTCTATTAATATCTATACATAATATAATATATTTTTTTACTTGTATTATATACTAATACGAAGATGGGATGGTGAAATGAGTTGACTTTTTATTGGCGAACTTTGTAACCTATATATCTTAGATAAACATAGCAAAACCTATGAAAAAAGGAGATTAGGGTGAAAAAGGAAAAAGATCATGAGCTAGACCGAAATTCAATGGATTACATACCAACTTGGGATGAAGCAAAGATTCCTCAGAAGTTGAGAATGAAACTCGAAAACGAATGGGAAGATGAAATCAAGTCCAAAAAGAACGAAGAAGAGCTAGATGGATACATAAAAGCATGGCAAAGAAAGCATCGTGAAAAGGTCATAAAGACCGAAAGGGCAAAAGCTGAGATAAAAACCAGAAAGCTTTTTGCTCATTGGTTTGCAACTCTCCCAGAAAAGGAACTCATACAGTTAATAGATAATTCCCGAAATATCGTTGACCCAGCTTTGGACAAGGTAGTTGAGACGGTCACAGCTACATGGCAACTTAACTATATTGAGAAATTAAGAATAAGAGTTAAGAGAAATCCAATAGAGATTGAGCAGCCATCACTAGACAAGCTCAAAAGATTCCCGTCTTACTCTCCAACTACTGGAAAACTAACAGGTTCACCATATTCATTCTATAGAATGTGGGCACATGTCTTCAGATCAGAAGCAAGAAGATCAGGTCATATGTCGGCTTAATAAGGTTTGAGGTGTCAACGATTGTTGATACCTAATTATACTCACATCAATCAATCTGTCAATCTTATTTATATAACATGTCGAGTCGGAGAGTTGATGTATGTATGGATAAGAGGGGGGGTAGGGAACTCTTGGGGGGGGTGGATCGGTCGCCTCCATGGTCCATCAATTTTTTCTCTTTTCAGGACTTGTTTATTCTGTTAAACTACATTTACCACAATTCGGAACTATTTCAGAATAATCCTGTCGGTAGGTTCTATGGTAAGGACTCCATGAGTAATTAAGGTCGCAGCGCCTTTTCCTATTTTTTATTTGACTTCCCTATTTTTATTTTTTATTGTGATTTTAGCGAATGAGAGTCTGAAGCACTCACGAAGAAGATCAGCAGCCGTTATTGCCTAGGTCGATCTATCAACTCGTTAATCCCAGAGTGTACGTTTTGCCTTAAACAAGCAGAACTGGTTACTCTGGGTTTTTTATTTGTGGGTTACTAGCTACAATTGGCAGAGCGTCCCCCTTGCACGGGGAAGGTTTCAGGTTCGAGTCCTGAGTGATCCACCATCTTACTCTTAAAAGTCCGGTGGTCGTGCCACCTTTAAAAACTTAGCGGTCTGAGGCTGGCGGGAGGTCCCTTAGGATATTTTCTCTAGCCTCACATCGACACATACAGTGAAAAGTTTTTACGGTTACCGCTGGGCGATCTAGGTCAGATTCTTATTGACCGTGCCATTTGTTTAATATAAAGTTGAGAAATATGAAATTACAAAGTTTAAATACACAGCCCACACATAATGATTGTCAAACAATCATCGAGGGTGCGTTTTAAATTAATCTCAAAATTAAATTAAAAACTGAAGCCCTCCTCGTGAGGGCTTTTTTTATTTCAGGGTGTAGGAGAGTTTGGTCACTCCGTCTGGTTTGGGGCCAGAAGATCGAAGGTTCGAATCCTTCCACCTTGACCATGCCGATGTAGCACAACTGGTAGTGCAGCTCCCTTGTAAGGAGAAGGTTGGAAGTTCAAATCTTTTCGTCGGCACCATTTAGAAGTTTTTGGAGAGTTAATCAGCGAGGCGCTGACCACTCCTGCTAAGGGTAGGGCACTTGAAAAAGTGTGAGTGTCGGGAACTCAGCTCTCCTCCATGGTCCTAGGGTCTGTTGGTATGGATACTCCCTTGTCACGGGAGAGAAGAGGGATCGAAACCCTCTGGGACCGCCATATATGTTGAGGATGGTATATTGTTATTATTTCGGGCTGTGAACCTGAAGAAGTGGGTTAGATTCCCACCCTCAACCCATTTTTTGGGCGTTCGACAAGTGGTAAGTCAACGGTCTTTGAAGCCGTTATTCGGTGGTTCGACCCCATCACGCCCAACCATTTTTTTCCTCTTGACTCATTCGATTAATCCCCTATACACTTAATTTATATTTCGCGGACTAGCTCAATCCGGTAGAGCGCTGGTTTCAACGGCCAGAGGTTGCAGGTTCAAATCCTACGTCCGCAACCATTTATTATGGGGTGATTATTAGAGAGAATATTAATCCGGTTGTCTGCACTGGATAACCCCGACAAAGTTTTTTTGACCGATCCGGTTACATGGCCATGAAGGCATCGTGTGGGTAATAGGAAGGGATTCGGTCGCGCTCATTTTGTACTTCCTATTACACTCCTTTGACCTGTTTTGTGGGTGCAGGGATAACGATGCTAACCCACTTCTTCAAAGGAAGTTTTATGTCAGACTATAGGGCACACAATGAACTCGTTAACAAAGTTATCTTATATCTTCATGAGCATTTCACTGGCCGTTACTGGTCTAATCCTACAGGTGCAGTAAAGACAGCGAACGGACACTTCCAAAGATACGGACTCAAAGGATCGACAGATGTCATTGGGTTTACTGGTCAAGGCAGGGCAGTTTTCGTTGAAATCAAGACAGGAGATGCAGTCCTTAGTAAGCAACAAAAAGTATTCAAAAAAATTAGTGAGAAGAATTACTGCATCCACATTACAGTGGAGAATGAAATTATAGACAGTGATTTTAATAAACTACAAAGGAGAAAGTGATGAACTTAGAAGAAAAGATGGAGAGATCAAAAGAGATAGATAAGAGGACTATGAATTTCTCAGTTGCCAGACAAAAGCACTTAGCAACAATGCTTGCTGATGTTATTGAGACTGGTTTAAAACATCACACTCTCGATGAGGAAGATAGACTTGATTTAACAGAGCAACTAGAAGGCCTACGCCTTAATATAGAACTTGATTTTTAAGGAGATCAACATGAAAGAAGAAACAAAGCAATTTACACCTCCAACATCAGAAGAATTTGCATCAATGACACCTGATCAGCAGTCAGCTGTGTTATCAGGAGCAATGGAAGAGGTTCACAGGACTTACAAAGAAAACCCATTGACTACTGAAGATCTTTTACTAAAAAAAATAAAGGATGCCATCGACAGTAAGGGATTCAACTTTTATCCTCACGCTCTTTGTAAGGCCATTGATGCTGAAGCAGAAAGACAGTTCCAGGAGATGATTAAAGACATTATTAAAGGAGTTCCTCCTACTAAGTTAAATGATATGAAATCAACGATCATTAAGTGGTACAATGAGGAAGAAGAAAGATTTGAGACATATAAGAATAACTTCATGAACTTTGCAAGAGGTCCAGTAATGCCAGAGATGACTCCTACCTATCCTCAGTCACAAGAAGAAGTTGATGGAAGTGAAAAAGTGACTCCAATTGAAAAAGCAAAAGGTAAAAAGAAGAAATAATGGAAATAGCAATTCAAAAGCTCGATAAAAAGACTCTCAATAAAGCACAGCTCATGTACTTCGGTAATCGTGAGCTGACTGAAATTGCGACTGCTCTAACTATCGACCCTGACACTCTCCGATTCTACATTTTTGGTGTTGATGGTGAAGGTGAGGAAAAGAATTGCTGGTACCAGATTAAAAAGAATTTAAAGCCCACGGCAATTGCGCTTTATCTTAAGGATAAGGCGCATATTTTAGAGCAGACCGCTGGGCTTGCTCTTGAGATACTTAACTACAGTCTAGCGAATCTTCGTGATGCCGTCATAAATGGAGAGCATGAACCTCTTAATTTAGACGACATGACTAAGCTTTCTAAGATAGCTGTTGATATGGACAAAGTTTACAGACTTGAATCAGGTCTTGCGACTGAGAATATTGATATGATGGGATTGTCTCGTGCAGAGGCAAAGGAAATATTGGCAAACGACCCATTTGCTAACGCCATTGAAGTGGATTCAATAGAGCTTCCATGGCTAAAGGATGAGGTTGAACCAGACGAAGAATAGTGACAGTAAGTTACTTTACCACTCTCAGGTATTGACTGATTTAGCGACAGTTTTCACTCCTCACCCTGGACAGGTGGCGATTGGTAAGGCCCTATTTTACGATGACATGAAGAGAATATTCATTGAGTCAGGTCGTAAGTTTGGCAAGACTGAGATGGTTATTTATATTCTTTATCGCTGGTGTATGCTGTACCCAAACTCTTGGTGCTATTACATTGCTCCTTTCCAGAATCAGATTGACGACTTAGTTTGGGCAAACGGACGTATGCCAAACTTTCTTCCAGAAAAATTAATGAAAAAATACAACATCACTGTGAACAACAGCGAGAAACGTATTTATTTCAACCAAAATAATTCATTCATTAAGTGTGATGGTGCCGACAACCATGAAAAGGGCCGTGGATATTCTGCGACTGGTGTTTCTGTTTATGACGAATTTAAGGATCATAACCCTAAATTTCACGACGGATTTGAACCCAACCTTGCTATCACGGATGCTCCTTTAATCTTCGTAGGAACGCCTCCTGACGAGTCTGAGGACTCATTTGAGAGATGGTGTTCGATTGCTGATGAAGTTCGTGACTCTGAGGTAGGATTCCACATCACTCGACCTTCTTACACTAACCCACACATCTCGATGGCGTACTTTGAAAGGAAATATAAAGAGCTGAAAGCGAAAGGCGAATTGTGGAAGTGGGAAAAAGAATACATGGCAAAACGAGTGAACGCTGGTTCATTGTCTATTTTTCCAATGTTGGATTCTGCCCTTCATGTGGTTGACTATAAAGATACGATGAGAAGAATTTTAGATAATCACGACGATTGGGAATTTTACATCTGTTTTGACCCTGGAACTGCCACTGTATTTGGGGTCCTTTTGGTGGCCATGAACAAATACAGTAAAGAAGTCATCGCGCTCGACGAGATTTATGCCGATAATTTTGCAACAAACTCTGCAGGCATTGTTATTAAAGAGGCCAAGGCTAAGATTTTTGACATTATGCCTGACATTGAAAGGTGGCATGGGATTTACGATTATGCCGCCACTTGGTTCTTAAATGAGTACCAAACTAACTATGATTTTGATTTATTCCTTCATCCATGTGAGAAGGACTTAAAAAATAAGGAAAACAAATTATCTTTAATCAAGGACATGCTCCTTGGAAACTTTTTGATGATGACTGAGAAGTGTAAAAAGCTTTTCTGGGAAATGAAGAAGTACTCAACTGATGAGCATGGTCGTATCAAGAAGAAGAACGACCACCTTATTGACGATTTGAGATATATCCTGAATGCTATGAATTACGATAAGGTGCCTAGTGAAAAACCTCTTCCAGAATCTGAACTTATGAAAAATAGGAGAATGATTACAATGGAAGAAGATGTAGATGATCTAAAACAAGGAGATATTTTTGGAAGTATTGATTCTGAGCTGTTCGATAATTAGTGGAATTATATCATTATTTGCTATAGCATTAAGCTTGACAGCAATTATAAATGTAAAAGCACTTCAAAACTCTACTCATAAGATTCAGTGGGTTCCTATAAAAGAACCTTTTGAAAATAAAGATGAAGACCTGGAAGAGGTGTTTGACGAGTTAAATGATCCAATCACCTAAGGAAGGGATAAATGCAAAAAGATTTTTTTGAAGATAGTTTTAGCGACGTAGACACTGGTTCTTCTAATGATACTCCATGGCCGTTCATTGATCACAATAGCTATAAATGCAAGCTTGAATGGTTAAATAAAGATATTAAAGACAAAATCAACAGAGCAAGAAATAGACTTCAAAGAATTAGACAAATTGAGTCCCTATACAAAGGGATTAATTATACACCCACTTCTGATAGATGGGGCTCTAGAGGTATTTTAGGAACTGGGGTTACGATGAAACCCAAGGATGCTAAAGTCTTTGTTAATTTTGTTAATGAGATGGTTGAGGCCAAAGTATCACAAAGATCAAGATTTAAGCCTTCAATTGTTGTTCTTCCGAACAATGATGAAATTAACGACATTAACAATGCTCAATCCTGCAAACAGGTTCTTGATTGCAAAGCTCAAGAAATGGATTTTGAAACAATCTTCTCTGATGCTGATAAGATTCAATTCCTTCGTGGAGAGTCTTATTCTTGGGTTCTTTGGGACCCTTCTATTGGTGGACTTCACCCAGAGTACCAAGCGGTAATAGATGCTGGTGGTAAGATTCCTGGAAAGACAGATCCAATGAGAGGAGATCTTCGTATAAAGGTTTTAGGACCTGATAGATCATTTCCTCAATTAAACAAGAACGATTGGGAAGATGTTTGTGACATCTCTAGAGTTGAGTGGGTTCACGTTGATGAACTGAAGGCCCTTCATCCAGATAAGAAAAATGAAATATTTGCGACTAGCGATTCTTATTATTGGGATGAAACCGACATGACCAAAAGGAACATGAAAAATCATTGTATGGTTGTTCATTATTACTATAAAGTTGATCGTTTTATGAACAAGGGATCCTATGTTAAATTTATCGACTCATGTATACTAAAGGAAGAAGATTTAACTAAGACCTATAAGCATGGAAAACTGCCTGTTATTTTCGATACAGATATCAGTCTTGAGGGAGAATTGCACGGTCGTCCTTTTACAGACAACATTACTCGACTTCAAGCGCTTCATAATATGTCTATGGCTGCAATCGCTAAGGGATTTGCTATCTCAGCTAATCCTAAGTGGGTGGCCCCTCAAGGTTCTGTGAGCATTAATAAGCTTACAAATGAGTATGGTCTTATGGAGTTCAAGGGCGCAACTGCTCCTCAGCTTGTTGCCTATAATGGAATCAATCCAGCAGCATGGGAGTTAGGTGACAAGGTTGAGGGGTATATTCAGAAGCAGTCTTCTGTTTATGGTATTTCTCGAGGTACACCGCCACCAGGAGTTAAAGCTGCGATTGCTCTTCAGTTCTTAGATGAGCAGGAAATGCAACGTGAATCAAGAGGGATGGCAAAGCGCCAAAGAAGAATATTGGATGTTTACAGATTATGCCTTTACACAATGGCACAACATTACACACCTCAAGATGGAAGAATTTTTCGTATGCTTGGTCAGGATAACTCTTATTTGGTTAAGACGTTTAATATGGCAGGAGTTTCAAATTACGATATCAGAGCGCAGAACTCATCTTCTTTACCGGACTCAAAAGCAGGAAAAATTGCTGCAATCGTTGATATCAACACGGCAACGGCAAATGATCCTTTCTTTGGAAGAGAGGAAATTGCATCTATGATGGACATGGGTAATGACCAAAAGTTTAGAGATAAGATCTCGGTATCAATCAGAGCAGCAGATACAGTTATTCAAAAAATACTTAATGGTGAAAAAGGTCTTGAACCAAACGAGTGGGATGATTTTATTGTTCAATATCCTATTTTCCTTAGATCTCTTCAGGAGAGACAATTTAAAGACACTGAAATTCAAGTTGCACTTGAGTTATCTGTCTACATTGAGACAATGGAATATTTGATGCTTGAAAAGATCAGATTAAGCCCTTCATTTGCTCAACGTATGCAAAAGTTTTATATGTTCCCAGTTTTCTATAAAGTTCCAATCCCAGTAATGATGCCTCCTGAAGACGTAAAACCAGGAAAATCAAGCATGGATGGAGTATCAAATACAAATAAGGCGCTTCTATCTGAAGGCCAGCAACAAGAGGAGACATTGTGAGCGAAGGAATTGAGTCTATTTTTGAAAAGATACCTGTAGATGAGGGTGGTGGGACAAAAGAACCTATCAACTCAAGAGATATGGGAGACAGAGTAGCAAAAGGTGATACCAATGCTAGAATTGAGGCATTTGGTGAAATGCTAGGGGATGATTATGGTGAAAAACCAAAAGAGCACGAACAAGTTAAAATCGAAAAAGATAAACTACCAGTTGCTTCAAAAGAACCTGTTAAAAAAGAAGAGAAATCTCCAGAAGAAGAGGAAGTTTTAGAAGATAAAGAGCAAGAGTCTACTGAGGAAGTTAAGCCAGAAGAGTTTGATGAATCGACTCTTAAGGACAAGAAATTCAAAGTAAAAGTTAACGGTCAGATGGAAGAGAAGACCCTGGAAGAATTAAAGGCATCATACAGTCACAGGGCATCTAATGATCGAGAGAGAAATGAGATCAGCAAAGAAAAACAAGCATTCCAAAAAGAGAAACAAAAACTTCTAGGTGAAAGTGATTTCATGAAAAAAGAGGTTAATGATCTTCGTGAAAGCTTCAGTTCTTCTGTTAATGAATATATGAAAAATGGATTTACTTCAAAAAATCCTATGAATGCACTTGACACACTACTTGACAAGATTGGTGTTGATAGTTATGCTTTTAATAGAGCAGTTTTTGAACACAACCTACCAGAGTACGAAAAGTTCTTTGAAATGGGTGATGTGGAAAGAGATGCCTACTTTACGAAGAAGGAAAACGAATTTTTCAGAAAGAGAGAATCGACCCTTGCGGAAAGAACCCAGCAGGCCCAAGCCCAAACGGCACGCCAAGCTCAAGAGTTCAATCTAATCAAGACGGCCGGACTTTCAGTTGATCAATTCAATGAGCACTTCGATGAATTAGAAGCTCTAGGCGAAGAGGATCTATCTGTAGAGAAAGTTCTGGAGTTTGCAAAAGTAAAACCAGTATTTGATAAAGCAGGTACAATCGTAGCCAAAACCAGCAAGTCAGGGGATATTGGCTTAATTCAACAAGTGTCGGCTCTTTTAATGGAGTTCCCAAACACAGAAGAATCAGAAATCATTGAACATATTGACGGAAAAGCTAGAGCTAAAAAAGCTCAAGAAGTTCTTAAGGATAAAGAGAACTTTACTGTAAAGAAGGGTGTTAAGACGCCTGGAAAAGATGGTGCTTTCTTCACGGAAGAAGAAATGAAAGAATTTAATGAGATGAGAAGAAACTAAAAAATTAATTAAGTTACCACGGAGGGTAATAATATGGCTACAGACATCGCGTATTCACTTCAGCAACCATCTCAGCTTTTTAAGCACAGATATGGTAAACAATCAGATGCAACTTTCAACGCATCTAACCCAACTCTTTCTCGTATTAAGAAAAATGAGTTGTTTACGGGTGATAGTTATATCATCAACAACCCAATGTCTTTCTCTGGTGGTGTAGGTAACACTGTTCTACCAAAGTCAAACGTAGGGAAATACGAAAATGCAACTATCCTATCAAAGCAAGCGTACGCAATGATCAACGTTTCGAGAGAAGCGATCAAGGCTGCTTCTAATGACGAAGGTGCTTTCGTAAGAATGACAAAAGAACCAACTAAAAAAGGTCTTGAGTCGTTTATGAGAAACTATTCTCGTCAGTTATTCAACGATGGATCTGGTATCCTTGGAAGAGGTGCTGGAGCTGGTCCTGCAGACGTAACTGGTACAGGTTCTGCTGCAACTCCTTTTGTTGTTCAGTTCTCAGTTGCAAACTTCCATGACGCTAACTTTGAAGAAAGAGACTACGTACAGGTTGTATCTGCTCTTGCGGCTGACAACTCAGGCGGTACAGTTGAAGCTGATCTTTTAGAGATTGTAGAAGTTAACCCAACTACACGTACAGTGTATCTTGTAGGTACTTCAGCAGTTCTGGCTGCTCTTGTTACATCAACTGATCCTCTTCCTGCCAACGTAGGTCTTGCAATGCAAGGTTCTTACATGGGAGACTTCACTGGTTTAAGAGCTGTTTCAAACAAGTCTGCTCTTTACGATGCAGGAACTACAGGTCTAACTCTTTATGGTGTTTCACTACAAAGACGTTGGAAAATGTATGTTGTTGACAACGCTGCAGCAGCTGTTGGCAAGCCGATTCTTAACCAAATGATGTTGACTGTTGATAGACGTTCAGGGAAGACACCTAACCTTATCGTTACTGGGTTCACTCAGTTCGCTAAGATGCTTGCTCTTTCTGAAGACCAAAAACGTTACAACCTTATGCCTCGTGATGAAAGATTTGCTAATGAGCAATTTGCTTTCAAGGCTATCGAGTATATGTCTACTTCTGGCCCAGTTCCTGTTGTTGTTGACCGTATGGTTCACGATGACGAAATCTGGTTCCTGAACGACAACTTCATTGAAGGTTACTTCAGACCAGGGATGGCTGAATGGGCTGATGAAGATGGTGCAATCTTCTCTCGTATTCCTGGAAAGGATTCATACGAAGCAAGATATTGCTTATACGGAGAGATTTTCATTACTCCTCCGTTCCACGCTCACTTAAAAAACTTAGCTCTATAATAAGTTAGGGCCTCTTCGGAGGCCCTTTTTTCCATCACGAGGTTTATATGATGCAATGTACGAATATGTTTATCTGGGTTTATCAAATGGATGCTGTGTTGTTTGGAAAAGCGCACGCTCTTTTTGCTGTATACTCAACTAAGGCTGCTAAAGACGCAGGAATACCTCCAATGTACAGTGATGAAATTGATTTCACTTATAATTCTGCGAGTTCTGACAGCATGACTGTTCAGGCTGAAAACGCAATTAAGCTAAGAAATGGATACAGCTCTTGCAATAATGTTTAAATAATAAAACCACCCATTAAGGAGTGTAAAAAATGTCAGGAATACAAGTTGCCCAAGGGCAAGAAAGATTTATTAAACCTCTCGCTAACTACACTCAAGATCAGTGTGAAAACAAATTAGAATATGTAACAGGACAAAACACCAACGGTCAAAAGCGAGCGTTGGATGCTGTTATTTATGGCCTTGCAGCTACCAGTACAAACAATGTTATTGCTGCTGGTTCTTCAAAAAGAGTAATCAAAAAGACTGCTCACAATGCCCGCAAGAATGATGTAGTTCAATTTACATCAGGATTATCAGAGGGTGTTTCAATTCAGATTTTAAGCTGTCCTGATGCTGATACGATGATTTTGGCGGCAACGTCAGAGTTTGATATTGCCATCGGAGACACTTTCGATATTAAGAGATATGTCACTCCTCAATACGATGAAGATGGTGCCTTGGTTGTTGTTGCAACACCAGGTCCAACTCAATACGTTTACAATGGAAGTGATACTGAGGTTGAAGAAGATACTGCTGCTCCTGAGAACAACAGACCTCTTCCATCAAAAATGTTCATTCAAAAAGATGGAACAACTCAAGCTATCAATAAGAACACAGGGGTCCCATCTGATACGGTAGCAATGCCAGTTGAGATTGTTGGTCTAAATGGAACTCCAATCAACATCGTAGCAGGCGATATAAGTATCCAGACGACCTCTGAAGGGTCTACGTTTGATTCAATGAGAATTGGTTCAGGTGTTGGTCTTTACGCTGAGATCACTCCAAATAGTGAGCTGTCAGTTCATGACCAAGATGTTCTTGATGAACTAGATTCTCATGGAACTTATCTTGCCAATATCATGACAGAGATAGGTGAAGTTAATACTGAAATAACTGCGATAAATGCAAAGACCCCTAATCTTGGTCAAGCTCTAGAAGCAGCCTCGGTTCCAGTGGTATTACCAGCACTACAGTTGGCAGCTCTTGCAACAGAGACGACTCTGGCAACACTTAGCTCATCAATTGGCTTACCAGCTGATACGATGGCCACTGATTATTTTGGAACTTTCTCTCACATTGCTTTAACAAAAAGACTCGGATTATATCTAAGTTCTATTGATACACAAATGGTCGGTAAGGCAACGGAGACAACTCTTTCAGCAATTAATGCAAAGACACCGGCACTAGGTCAAGCTCTAGAAGCAGCCTCGGTTCCGGTGGTTCTTCCTGCCCTGCAATTATCAACACTGGCAACAGCAGCAAGACAAGACCTTCAGACGGCTTCATTGATATCTATCGACAGCAAGCTGACTTCCCCGCTCACAACAACTCAAGCAGTGCCAACTATTGCTGGTACTGATGAATCAAGTGCATCAATAAATAATACGTCAGGGTACACATTCGCTAAACCTGCTGGCGCTAAAAACATGGTTATTTTTAACAATGGTGCAGATGTTCTGGCATTCCCTGGGACTAATGCAAGCAGAGTCAGAATTGGTCAAGCCCCAGACTGGTCTTCAGGTGTTGGTGCAATCTTAGGAGTAGGAGGATCAACAGCACTTCTTCCTGCTACGACATTCACGGCAGTAGCAGAGAACAACACAGCAAATGCAAACGTAACCGTATTATGGTTTTACTAAGGAATTAAACATGAAGAAAATTTTATCGTTATTTTTAATATTAAATTTATGGACAACGGCATTCGCTCAAGGTGACCCTCCTCCATATGTAAAAGGGCAAAGTGCTTCTGGCTTAGGAAATCTTGGATCAACGATTCAAGTTCCAAAAAATCAATCGACAAAACTAAATGCTTATCAGGCAAGAATTGAAACAGGAAACCCTAACGAATTAAGAAACCCTTCCTTTGAGGGCTCTCCGTACAATTCAGGATGGACTTGTCCAACAGGAACGATTTCACAAGCGGTGGGACCGGATGGATTTAAAGCTCTAGGAATAGTTTCATCAGGCTCTGGCTTTGAGTGTAATCAGACATTCACATCAACAGCAGACCTAAAAGGAACTCTTGCAAGATTCTTTGCTAGAGTGAAAACATCTGCGCCAAATACTTTTGTCTGTGGTCTCGACGGTGGATCATCAGCAGGAAATAGAGTTAATTGCCAAAAGGTAAACTTAACTACTGCCGACAAAGTCTTCTCTGAGACTTCTGGATTCTTTAACTATGGAAACATGGTTTACGGAATTGCAATTTATTCAACTGACACGGCGGCATTCCCGACTGTAATTGATGATGTATCAATGGGAGCTGCTGGGTTAACGACTACGACGATTCAAGGTGATACGGTTTACAGTGCTCAGTTAGCAAGCACCACCGGAGCTATATCTAATCA